GAAGGCGTGCAGGTTGGCATCCGCCGTTGTGTCGGCTTCGCCAACCACCACCAAGCCGTCGCCGGATACTCCGTAGGCGGATGCCGTCGTGCCGCCGGTCAGCACGCCAAGGTCAGCCATGCCGCCGCCGGCAGTCCACCGAAACGCCCGGTTATTGCCTGATCCGTCCTGCGCCGATCCAACGACAACCGCGCCGTCCGACGAAACGCCAAATGCCCGCGCAACGCCGTTGCCGCCGGCAATGGTGCCCAAATCGGCTATGCCGCCGCCGGATGTCCACCGGAACGCCCGGTTATGCGTGCCATCATCGGCAACGCCGACGATCACCGTCCCGTCGTCATTGACAGCGTTCGCCCACGCGTAGCTGCCGCCGGGCAGGGTGCCAAGATCGATCGGCCCGGTGCTGTCCGTCCAATAGACGGCGTGTGAATTAAAGCCGCTATCGTCCGCCTCGCCAACGACAACCAAGCCGTCGCTTGATATGCCATAGGCGGCGCCGTATGTGCCGCCCACCAGCCCCGGCAGCGTCGTGTAGCCGGCCGGGAATGCCGCCATCAGCTTTGCGCCGGGGTAGCGTCCACCCACGCACCGAGCAGCGCTGTGGCGTATGGCGTGGTCCACGAAATCTCAAATACGCGATCGCGCGCCAAGCCAAGCCGCTGCCATTGCAGCGAACGCAGATAGCTTCCCGAGCCGCCAAGATCATTCAGAACAGGGCTGCCGAACGTGTGGCCTCGATCATCGGACCAGCGGAGCGAGACTTGCGGCGCATCGATCGCCAGCGGCGGTATGCCAGCGGTCGGATCATAGCCGCCGGTTCCCGTTTCTAAATCTGCGATGAACTGCCGCCAGAACACCCGCTTGCCATCGTTCAGCGCGTGCGGATAGCCGCGCACCCGCTTGATCGGGTTGCCGTTGTCCGTCCCGATCGCATTATCAAGGAAATAAATGTTGCCGTTCTGCCAGTCGCCGACGAATACCGATCCGCTCACGTTGTAGGCGCACATGCCCCTGTGCCGATGCTCGACGCCATTCGTGTCGATCCACAGCCACTCATGCCAAAGTCCGGTGGTGATGTCATAGCACCATGTTTTGTCGATCGTCGGAAACGACAGCACGTAAAACTGGTGCCCACCCATTTGATATGACCAGCCGATCGCGTCGTCTATACGGCTGTATGTCGCAATCTCGGCCTCGATGGCATAGGTCGAAACCCGCTTCGCCTCATATCCCGCGCCGGATACCACGATCCCCTGCCCGTTCCGATCACGCGATAGCCAGAACACCGCGTTATCAACCTCACACGGCGAGTATTTGGCGGCGCACCCGTGCGGGATCAAAACGTTAGGCACAATGGCCCACGGGAAATCAGCCGCGCCGGTATCGTTCCACACCTCACTGGATCGCTCGCCGAGCAGCCAAATCTCCCGCTTGGCCACGACGGCAACAACGAGGTTATCGGCCGTCGCCTCTTTATTCGCGAACCACAACGGATCGAATGTCGTGGCCAAACTGTCGCTGATGTAGAATTGCGGCGTGTTCGGCCGGTTGAACACGAAATACGTGTCCGCGTAGTCCGCCCGCGTGCTGCCGGTGAACACCGCGCCGGGATCGATGATCTGCGAAAAGCTGCCGGATGCGAGATTGACCATCCAACCGCTCGATGTGCCGTCCACGATCACCAGATCAAGCCCGTTATCGGTCATCGAGCAGGGACCGTGCAGCCCCGGTGTGATCGAGCCGATCGAGGATGACGGCGCGGACAGGCTGTAGACGGATGATCCCGAGACGCAATAGGTAACACCGTTGGATGCCTGTCGGAGCGCCCGGATCGGGCCATTGCCGACCGTGCCCCACAGCGCCAGCCCCGGCGTCGGATAGTGCGCCATCTGCGCCGGCTCGCCCTGCGCCCCTGGTATCGGCTCGCCGAACAGATTGACGCTGCGCTGTGCTGCCGCGATGACAGAGCGCGCAGTGTAGGCACCGGCATTGAGCGCGATGCGCCCCATCAGGTCATCCCGCCAGACATGAAGCTCGGCGATGATCCAGCCGCCATCGAGCCGCCGCGGCGGGCGCCGATCGGCGAAACCAACGTGCCTATCTGCGTGTTGGCCCCCGACACGACGCTAACCGCTTGGTGCATGGCGGCGACATGATCCGTCCGCGCCGGAAGGCCGTATGTCATCTGCAGCCGGACACACAGGGACCACAGCAGCGCCTCGTAATATTCGGGCGCCAGATTGAGGGCATCGGTCAACGTCGTGTAAGTTGGCAGCGATGACGGGAACAGGAAATGCAGCTCGAATTGCCCGGCCGCGGGGATCGGCCAGACATACACCTTCGCGGTGGGGTAGGACGTGTCGAGGAAGGCTGCCGCGGGCCATGTGGACAGCGATTTGAGGGTGATTTGGCTGTAATCCTCGCGTGATTCGATGATCCCCAAAGAGACATCGAGCGGATTGCCGCCGGCTGGCAGCAGCCGGGCATAGGCCGCATACAGCATGGTCTGCCTTGTGGACAGCGTGTAGCTCGCCGCGCCGGTGGCGGTGACAACGGTTTCCGCCAGCGCCGGCACTAGCCACCGCTTGCGCTGCCATTGTGCGATCAGCATCGCCAGCAGCTCCAAGCCGGTGTTGCTGTCCTCCGCGGATGGCGTCTGGCCGATGCCGTTGATGCCACTGGCACGCAGGCAAAAGGTGATCAGATCGCCGGTGGTGGTGATCATTTTGTCACCTGTTGGAGCTGCGCGGCGCGCAAGATTTGCGGCCAGTAGCGCACGCGGCGAATGTAGCCATCTAATGGTGATGCGCCCGTTTGGTTGACGCCAAAACGGAGGGTTGTTGATGATCCGGTGCCGCCCGTTGTAACTGCCGAAATCGGAGCAACGCCGTTTAGCGTTGTTGATACCGCGAGATTACCGAACGCTGCTGCTGATTTGGTGATGGTGCTGGCGCCCACTGCTGGTGTGCCTCCCGCAGCGGTAGCACCCGCGCCGCCGATGGTCTGGATCGTAGAAATGTTATTACTGCCCCCGCCGACTAGGAATTGTATAACGCGATTATTCGCGCTGCCGTCGTCTAGCTGAAAAGCAACTTGGTTATTTGCTTGAGTTTGACCGTAAGTTATTTCCGCAGCGATTGTGCCAGAGAGAAGCGGCACGACAAACGGCATGGTTGCTATATCTGCAGGCCGTGTTGCCGCGCTGGCGCCGGTCGCGATGTAGCTGGTCGAGAAGCTGCCAACCTCGCACTGCGCGCCCCACAGGTAATAGGTCGCGTTGTTAACGCGCGTGGTGCTACCACTGGCGCTGGCCGAGGTGACAAGAAACACCGCCGTTGTGCTGGTGCCCGGCATGGTGATTTGACACACCACACGGAACCACGAATTAGGCAGGGGCGTTATCGTCACAGTGCGGCTGGTCGCGGTGCCTCTATTTGCCTCGCCGGAAATAACGCCCGTGGCCGTATTAACCCAAAACTGCGCGCCGTTCGTTGCTCCATTATCAACGCACAGCACCCGCACGAAATCGGTGTTCCCGCGTTTAAGAAACAGCGTATATGATAGCGTCGAGCCGGCCGAGACGGTTGGGGCATTAGAGACAATTTGCGCGGTGCCGGCGACACCTTCGGTGCAGATCGAGGCGTTGACCGTTCCATCCGGTGATGTCGTGCTATTGTCGGTTATGGTCGTGTCGGTTTTCGTCGGCCACGAATTGATAGCTTGCGAGTTTGTGGTGATATTGGAGCGGGATTCCTCGATCAGCAGCGCGCGCGGGGCAAGTGTGACTGGATCAAAATCGAAGCGGGGTGCGCTGTTCGCGGCTGCGCCGGTCGGGATATAGTCTCCCAGCGTGCCCGCAACCTCGATCTGCGCACCCCAAAAATAATTGAGCGACACGCCGTCGCCGTTGTAGCTGTTGGTATTCGCCGGATTGCACAGGCCGATGCGAAAGTTTGTCGCCCCCGGTGATGCCGTGGTGGTGGCGGTCGCTGATACGCGATACCAGCCGTTGCCAACCGTGGTGATCGAGCCGGTGACTGTGCCGGATGTGCTGGTGATCGTTCCTAGCTGCAGATCGACAAAGACAACGGCAACACCACCCACCCACGTCCCTGCCACGCGCAGTTCAAGCGAGGCATAGCGCCGCGTGCCATTTTTCATGTAGATGCTGAACGTAATCGCGGAGCTGCCCGGCGGTGTGTAGATATAATCGCGATAATGGGAGGCACTTGCCGTAGCATCCTCGGTCAGTGATGTGCCGGTCAGCGTGCCATCCGGCGCAGTCGTTGCGGCGGTCGCGACAGTCGAATTTGTGGCAGCCGCAAAGCTCGACAGGTTGCCGCTGTTCAGCAGCACGTTTTGCCGCGCCGTCCGCAATGTGCCGGTGCTGTCAAAATATGTCGCCGGGCCGGTGGTGGCGCGGGTGAAGGCAATGCGCCCGTCGAGTGGCCACGCCCCGACAAAGGCCGGCGAAGCGGCGAGAAAGTTTAGATCAAGCGTCGGCAGCGGCAGCCGGTTGGCCCATAGTAGCCTACGTGCGCCGAGCGTGCTCATCAGTCTTGATCCACATCAAGCGCGAAATCGAATTGCTGCGACACCGCGCCGGGCGCCCATGCGTTCTGCGCCTGCATCAGCCCCAACAATGTGCTGCCGGCGGTCGCCACGAGATTGAACGGCGCGTATGGCCGGCCCGATGCTTCTGATACCGCTTGCCGGATCACCGCGCCGGCCGCCGTGATGCCGCCAGCGTTGTTGCGCCACGCCGACGCCGAGAACGAAAACACCGCTGACAGCTCGATATAGGCCGCGCTGCTGATGGTGAGCGCCGCGTTGTCGGCCGGATAGCTGCCGGCGGTGAACGGCGTGTTGGCGTCCACCGGCCGGAACAGCAACAAGTCGAAGGCCGGCAGAACGATGGTGCCGGATGCCGCGGTGACGACGCAGCGGGCACCGCTGATCCGCCCCGAGCCGCTAGCCGCGCGTGCAACGGTGAACGTCATTGGCACCACGTTTGCCGCCGTGGTGGTGTTGCCGATCAGATCGCCGATCGCATAGGTGGTGGCGTCCGAGGCGCGGGTGTAGGTGGCGCGCACGCTCGGCGTAAAGCCGCCAGCATTGATCGTGCCGGATGCAATGGTGGTGGAAGCGCCTTCCGGTGCCGCCGCCACCCATGCCGAGCCGTTCCACCGGAACGGCGCCACGCCCTGCAAGACGCCGGTTGCAGTCGGCACCTCAAAGGCCGGATCGTTGGTTGCCATTGCTGTTATCCTATGCCCAACGCACCCAGCCGATTGCGCTGGTGATGTAGCGATACTCGTGCGCGACTGCGACGGCGCCCGATGTGGTTGCCACCGCGCCGGCCGCGCTGTCCTGCACGGTCAACGTGGTCACGATCTGCGCGAAGGAAATCCGCACCACCTTGCCGTTGGGCGTGCCGGCGACGGGCGGCAGCTTGATCGTCAGCGCGGCAATCGTTCCCGCTGGATTGACGTAAAGCACGGTTTCATCGGCGGCGAGGGTGATGGTATCGGTGGTGACGGGCACGACAACGCGGGGAATGCCGGTCGCGGTGTTGGTGTTGATCGCCTCGCCCGAGTGCATACGGGTGCCGGGTTGAAAGGGCATGGTCTTGGTCCTTTGGGAAAGCGGCCGACGCCGGCAAGGGCAAGCTCGGCGAACACTTGACAACAGCGGTGGAGAAACCGCCCCTTGCCGGCAAGCTAGTTTCAGATGAAATCAGTTAGCAAACATACGGCACGCGAGCTGCGGCCGGATGGTTTTGCAGCCCCACAGCACATCGAGCCTGCACGGCAGATAGTCGTTGTTGATGTCATACTGGCGCACGAGGCGGATGCTGATCCCTTCCTTTTGTGCCCGGCTGGCCATATCGACGCCACCCGGCATAACGAGGTCGGCGCTGGCGAAGGTGAACGCGTCGGGGTGATAAACCAAAGACTGCCCGACTGCGGTTGATGCCGTGCCGATGAAGGTAATCAGATCGTTGGCGGTCGGCAGCTTGGTCAGGTTGTCGCGTGCGGCGTGCGGCGAGGCGTAGTTGATGCTCGGTGAAACGCTCCATGTCTGCGAGCCAGCACCGGCGGCGTCGGCCAACAGCACGAACGGCTGCAGCACGCCAGTATCAACCTTCGTTTCCGGGTGGACGCGATTGACGCCGGCAACGGTGAACACCTCGCCCTGCAGCGGTGTGCCCGTGCCGGTTTTGACCGCGAGCGTGGTGTCAGCCGTGGTGCTTGTGGTGTTCACCGCATAGTTGACGGACGCCGAGCGGGTGAACGATGCGAGGTGCGTGTTCTCGGCAAATTCAAAACCGCCCGTCGTGCCCATCACGCCATCGGTGTATTGGCTGGCGATCGCCGTTGACTGTTGGAACAAGCCTTTCAGCGAGTCCACCATGTCTACGTTGTCCTGCGTGTTGACGCGCGCCTGCCACATTTTCGACTGCGGGGCGAGGTTGTCGAGCAGGATTTTCCGGCCGGTGAGGAAGTTTTTGAAGGTTTGGGCGCTGCCCTGGCCGTTGACGTTATTGTAAACGTCTTTTGCCATCGCGAGCGCGCGGCTTTCGATGTTGGCAGCGATGACGGCAACGGCTGGCTCGATGTAGCGGCCGGCGAAATCGTCAATTTTCAACGTCAAATCGGTCGTTGAAAAGCTGATGTCCACGCCGGAAACGTTGGTCACGGCAAGCGATGTGTTCAGCTCCGCGGTGTTCTGCGGCGCCAGCGTCATCGAGGTCCGCACGGTGTATTGGTTGGGCAGTCGGATGCGGAGGGTATCGCCGATTTTCGCGCCAGTTTGGGCGAAGCTGCTATCGTATTGGCGATTGATCGAGCCAACGAAATTCAGCTTTTGGTGCAGGATCGCCAGCGCCTTCGCGGTGATCATATCGACGGTGAGTAGGGTATTCGTGGCGTTCGTTGCCATTGCAACGAGTTCCTTTCGTGACAGAGGGCATGGGTGGCCCGTCACGCGTTCGCGTTATTCGGGCTGATGCGTCTGTCGCGAAAAAGAGTCGCAGCGATCAGGCGTTAGGCGTCGCCACAGCGGCTACCGGCCGCGTCGGTTTGGGCACGTCGCAGCGTCTATACCGGACGCGACGGTTTCGGATGCAACTATCCCGGCAAGCCGCGACGTTGCCGATCGGCCTTCATGTAGTAATCAACGAGCGCCTCGTTGCCGTCACTGGCATTGCCCGCGGTATATTCATTGAATTGCGGGTTGGCGCGGCCCTGCACAGGGCGGATCGGTGCCGGCGCGCGGGACACCGCACGGCCCGGCACCGATCCAGTTTCGCCGCGTGAGGGGGAGGAAACGGACCCCGCGGCGTCGAGGCGGCCGGCATAGACGCCAAGCGCGATTGCGCGCGCGGTCGGCGTGGTCAGCCGGGATATGCGCTCCAATTCGTCCGGGTCATCGTGAAGGCTGGCGGCAACCTTCGCGCCGTCCTTCATCTCGACCAGCAGGCTACTCATTTGAGCATCGGCGCCCATCGCCATAAGCGCTTGGCAACGAGTCTGCCAATCGGGATATGCCGCCCGGCCGGCCTCGTGAAAGGCTTCCGCCCGCTCTTTGGCACGCTGTTCAGCCACGATCTGCATGGCTTCCTCGTGCACCGAGCGTTCCCGTTCGGCGTCGGGCGTGCGGTTGGCCGCTTCAAGCTGTGCGATCCGGGCCGCCGCTTGGTCCCGTTCCTGCGCGGTTTGCGCCAGCCGCGCAGACATTTGGGCAAAGCGTCGAGCGGCCCGGTCGCGTTCGGTCGTTTCGGTCGATTGGTCGTTTTCAGTCGCAGCGCCTGTATCAGCCGGCGCGGGGGCTTCGGTTTCAGTCGCAGCAGGTTCCGGGTTAGCCGTCGCTTCCCCGCCGCCCTGCGTGGCGGTGTCGGTAGTCTCGCTCATGTTGGCCTTGCTGTGCTAGTTGTGGCGCTGGCGTCCGGCAGGGTCGCTCCGGTCGGGCGCTACGGGTCGGGTTGGCGGCGCCCATGCCTGCCGGCCCGGCCCACCAATCCGCCCAACGGCCCCCGTTCACTTGCAAGGTGCGGGGGCCAATTCTTAGGTTGCCAGCGGATCAGCCTTCCGGCTAGAAAGTTGCATCACGCGCAACATTGGTTGTTACCCGCTGCCCATGTGCCGTGACACCCCGTGACCGGGCGTCCTGCCCGGTTTGCTTTTGGTGCTGAATCGCTGATTCAACTAGCGGGCCGCGGTCCCGAAACTGCGGCTCGCTCTTTTGCGCGTCTAGCGTGCGCTGCCTCAAATACCGCGCGCGCCGTGGCGACATGCTGATGGGTCCGCGCCCGTTCGTCCGGGGTTAGTGGCGCGCCCTTGGCCATTTCCATGATGGCAGCGATGCGGGCCGCAAAGCGCAGATCGACATCATCGGGCATCATCGCGGCGTGCTGGTCGGCGCCTCGGTGATTGTCGTTGGTTCGTCCGGGGTCGGTTGTTCCATGCTGCCGCGCTCGAAACGGGCAGCGGCTTCCCAGGTGAAAATCGTCGCACGTTGGCGCTCGATCGTCGCCGCAGCTTCCGCCAGCAGCGAGCGCAGCTCCACGATCGAAATGCCTTCAAGCGCGATCGCGTCGCGCAGCTTGGTTACGATGTCGCTCACTGCCTGATCGCCCTCCGCAGCCCCTTGTCCATACCCTCGCGGGTTTGGTCCGGGGCGTCGGCGCGGTCAAGTGCACGATGCAGCCGGCCGCGGTCCTGATCGCCCACCAGCCGCTTGCCGAGCAGATCGATGACGGTATCCACCGGCCTTGGCGTCGGCGTGCCGAGCTCCGGGCCGGGCGGTGGGCCGCCCTCGATAGCGATGCGGCGCAGGTTCATGTGTTGCGGTCCGTTGAAAACGGCGGGCGCGGGGGGTCGATCGCGAACGGCGCATCTTGCATCGATCCACCGTTCCATGTCGGCACCGCGCCGGGCGCCAGCATGTTCTGGTCGGCGCCGAGATTGGCCGGGCGATGCTGCACCATCCAATCGAGCCAGCTTGTCGGTGGCACTTGCGGCATGTCGCGCGGGCGCGTGAGGCTTGACGGGTCCGGGCCGGGTGGCGGCATCCCCTCGCTGTCCCCTCCGCTCATACGCTGCGGCGGGAGCATCAGCCGCACATCCGGTTCGCGCTGGTGGAAATAGCGTTGCAAGCCTTGCGGGCCGAGCATACGCAGGTTGGTCGGCCCCGGCGTGAACGTGTCCGGCTGACCGTCACCGCCGCCCCATGTGCCGCCTGCGAAGCCGTCGCGCCCGTGATACTGCGACTCATCGCTGAATGTCGGATGGTTCGGTTTCTTGTAGGTGTCCGGCAAATGACCGTTGGGCGCGGTGGCTGCGCCTGATTTCCACGCGCCACGCAGATCATAGTCGCGGAGGTCGCCGGCCTTACCGCTGGCTTGTGCCCATTGTTGGAACTGCGCTTCCTCATCCGGTGACAGCGGCGTGTTATAGCGGGCGCTGAAATCGGGCGGTCCCACTGGCATTAACGGCGCGGGGCCGGGCGCCAGCAGATTGTCGCGCTCGATCGGGTCGGCAGCATAACGCAGTAGGTTGCCGCTCACCGGAACAGCCAACCCCATAGGCCGCGCCGGGGGCGCATCGCTTCGGCCGCCTTCGCCTGCGCCAGCGTGTGCATGGTGCCGGCCTCGATGTAGGCTTGCCACACCTCACGGAAGGCGTCGGCATACTCGGCAACGGTCGCGCGCCTCCCTTCGGCCTTGGCCCGGTCGGCGACGGCCCACTGTGCGAGCTGCATCGCGTTCTCGATCCCGATCATCAGCCTTCCCCGGCGCGCAGCTCATGGATCACCAGCAGCACGATCATCGCGAACCACACCAGCAAGCCGATGAACATGCCGGTAATCATTTACTGACCGTTCCACGGCGGCCAGCGGCGGCCGGACATCCAAAACCATGTCGCGACTACCGCCACGGCAGCGCCGGCCAGGAAGGCGAGCGCAAGCCCGATCACGCGGGCGGTTTAGCCGGCGTGGCCTCGCCGCTGAAATGGAACGCCCCGGCGGTGCCGCCGGGTGGCTTAGCTGGCGCGGCCGGCTTGTCGGCCTTCGCCTCGACTACCGGCTTGTCGGCTGGCTTGTCAGCCTTGGCCTCGACCGCTGGCTTGCCATGCACCGCGGCGTGCACATCAGGATACATTTCAAGCAACGCATCGAGCGGCACCTTCATGGCCGCCATCGCATCAGATGGCGAGCTAGACACCGCCCGGATGGCCCGCACTTCATCGAGCAGTTTCAGCGTGAGCGCATGAATTTCGTCAACCATTGTCATTCACTCCCTTAGTAACGCCAGTGATAACCACCACCCAAGCCGCCGAACAGGAATAGCACCAGCAGCACAACGAGGATCAACATGATTAGCCCGCCGAAATGCGCCGGCCCCCAACCCGCATTGTTGCCGTAATAGAAGCCGCCGCCGCCGAGCAACAGCACCACCACGAGGATAATTAGAATCAGTTCCATCGGCCGGTCCTCACGATCTGATCGCGTAAACGAGCCAGAACATCACGCCGACTGACACGATCGCCCCAAGCGTGATAAAGACGGCGCGGGTTTTCACAGCCCCAACTTGACGCGGGTTGGATCGTCGGCCAACCCGGTCACCACCAAATCATGCTCACTCTGATAGCGACGAAGCGCGGCGGCCGTCTCGGTGCCCATCTTGCCGTCAATCGGGCCGTGATAGTCGCCGGCTTCGCGTAGCCGCTGCTGCACATCGGCCAGATCGCCGACGCTATGCGACGATTGTGCAATGCCGGACGGCATCGGCGCGGGCGTCACGGTGGCCGGGGGTGGTGGGGCGGTATGTGTCGCCTGCGACGGCGCAGGGCCGAACGAACAGCCGGACAGCGCCATTGCCACGGTGAGGATCGCCATTAACAACGTGATCATTGCATTGGTCCTGATTGCCCGTTTGCCGGCCCTGTAGCGCCGTCTGGCGCCGGTGGCGCCATCTGTGCCTGTAATCCTGCCTCGATGTCCGCGTGCCGCTGCAGCATCGGGTGGAGCTCCGTCTGCAGGGTGTCTTGGACAAGCTGCCGCACGATGATCTGCAGCGACAGGGGATCGATGTTGCCAACCGCCGTCATGCGCTTCGTTTCAGCGTCATAATCCTTGATGGCGAGGTCGTGGCCCTTGTCATCGAGCAGCCCCTTTTGGTGCGCGAGCTGGCCTTTCAGGCTGGCAATCTCGGCGTCGGCCTGCTGCAGCATTTGCTGCGCCTGCGCGTGCATTTTCTGCGCCGCATCCTTCACCGCGGCCACCTCCGGGTCCGGCCCAGCCTTGTATTGTGGCGGCAGGCCGCGCCTTAGCCGGTCGGCGAGGGCATCGGCACCAGGGAAATCGGCGTTCTGTGCCCAATAATCGCCGACAATCGGGAAAACCTGCTGGTTTTGGGCCAAAATCTGCGAAAACGCATTGAAGGCTTCCTGCCTCCGCGTGCCGTATTGTGGGCCGATGTCAGCTTCAACGTCATATTTGCCGATTTGCGGGCAAAAAATCAGCTTTACGTCGGTTTGGTCGTTATCGTCCTCATCGATGCCCTTGGCTTCCTCGGGGCTGATCGGCTTTGGCCCCTCCGGCGTCATCGCCATGTGCTGATGCGCGGTGTCAGCGTTCGGGATGATGTGCACGTCGGACTCTGTGCCGTCCTCCGCCATGATTTTCGTTACCCTGGCCGTGTCATACACCTTCGGGATCAGGTCGATCAGGATGCGGCCCACCTGCCGGATCATTTTCGCTTGGTTATCGACATAATGCGCCACGCTCTGTTCGGACTGGCGCTGGCGGGCGTCGATCGCTTTGCCGGACCGTTCATTGCCCGGTATGCCGAGCTCGGCCTGATGCTGTCCCGACACTTGCATCAGATCGTCGCGGGCCATCCTTAGACCCTCGATATACGCTTGCGGCATCACCGGCGGCGGGGCGCGCTGCGGTGGGGGCACCGGCTGGCCGCGATCGTCAACCCCGTTGTAGACCAGCACGGAATAGTTGGTGGTGTTGGCGGTGTCCCATTGCCGCGTGCGGCCGGCCACCGCTTCGGATGTGGCAATGAACGGGCTTTTCCCCTGCAGGGCCACGAACTCGACCGCGGCCGAGCTCCAATAGTTGTCGATCCGCTGTGCGTCGATCATGCAGCGCGTATGGCCTTTGCGATCCATCACGCCGTCAATGATGGTTTCCTCGCCGATCGCCGGCACGATGGGAATCCATTTGCCGGCCCACTCGCCGCGCTCGATAACCTCGTTGCCGCGGATTTTGAACCATTCCACCATTGGCACAGTGATGTCGCGCGTTTGCTTGATCATCGCGCGCACCTGTTCGCGGCTTTCCTCCGGTATCTGGTTGATGTCGCTTTCGCGGAGCTGCGTGCCATCGTTCAGCCTGTGCAGCTTGTCGTTGTCCTCATTGCGCCGCCAGTATTCGGCCTCGCGGATATGGTCGCGGCTGTTCCAATCGTCGGCTTCGTGATCGAGCGCGGCGCTGGTCGGCACATCCTCGCCGTCATCCTCTAATCTGTCCTTCGCGATGTCAGTGAAAACAAACGCGAATCTCATATCGGCTTTGTCGTAATCCTTCGCATCGGGGTCGATATAGATGGTTTTGGGATCGGCAATGCGCCGTATATACAGCTCTTGGTCAAACGATTCCTCGTCGGCGTAGTCCGTCACCACGCGCACATAGCCGATGCCGCTTTCCACCTGATGATAAATCGCGGTGGAATAGGCATCCATCGCTTTACTCTGATACTCGATGCGCCGGATGATCCCCTGAAAAATCTGCGCGGCTTCATATGTCGCCCGGCCGCCGGTGGGCGTAACTTTGATGGCAGCCTTATTCTGCCGCGCGTCGTTGATGATCAACAAGTTATGTTGGCGCGTTAGGTTGTTGGTGAGGCAGGGGCGATCAGCGCGCGCATTGCGCACGCCTTGGTCCCATTGATACATATTGCGGCTGTCGCCGTTGGCGAATTTAGTGTCAAAGTCGGCGTTGTTGCGCGCGACGGTTTCCCACATCACGCACCGCTCAAAGCGGGCTTTCGCCTCCTTCATAATATCGTCGTCATCATCGGCCATTAGGCGGCAGCCTCAATTCTTTCTGCTGCGCATGAGCGCCAGCGATGGTTCCAGTATCCGTTCGGCGAACTGATCGAGCGTCATGGTCAGGTCGAGCGGTTTCAGATAGGCCAAGCCTGTTTTGCCGGTGGCAACATCGGTGATCCGCATGTCGAGCCCTGCCGGGCCATCGTTAATTTTCACGTCGCACACGTTGCCGAGCATCAGGGTTGCCCGCGCGCTGATCGTTAACTCGGTGAGAAGCCCGTTCATCAAGCCGCCATCCAACCCGTGTTGATCCGCTGTGCGTCAAACTGCATGTGTGCCGGTGGATCATCGGCCCGTATCGACGCCTCGCGCACGCCAAGGGCGAGGTAGCGCGCCGCATCCGCCCCGTGGCTCGCGAAATCATGCACCGGCGAGCTGCGCCACGTCTGCGCGTTCTCATTCCACTCGCGCCGATAGTTGCGCAAGGCTTTGATCCCCTGCGCGGTGCGCTCGGCGTCAAACCACGCGCGCGGCAGGATCAGGCGAACCGCGTTGATGCCATCGGCGACGCTATGCTGCCCAACCTGCCGGTGTGGTGTCACGCCAAGCCCGGCGAGTGTTTCCGTGCGGGATCGCCCGCTGCCCAACTCGCGCACCGCAGCGTCGTGCGGCAACAAGTGCCGTTCGTAAATGTATGGTTTCGAGCGCAGCCATTGCGCATAGTGATCGAGCCCCACGCCGCTGCTTTCGTAATAGTCGATCAAGCGCCACTCGCCGCCGCGGGTGATCTGCGCGCACCAGATGGCGGTGCTGTCATCGATCCCCAAATCCCAAGCCGTCCACACTTTCAGATTTGGATCGTGCGGCACGCCGGTTATGCGGCCCTCCGTCTCGGCATCGTTCATCAACCGCCCGTAGTATGCTCCGCTGTTCGGCGCCTCGAATGAGCACAGCATTTCCTGTGCAAATTCTTCCTGCGACATTTCGACGCGCAGCCGCTCGATCGCCTCCCCGCTTAGGGTGTTGGTTTTCGTGTAGTCGAGCAGGTAAGCGCTATGGCCCGGTGTAATGCGTGCGCGATCATAAGCCGCTTGGAGCAAGCCTCGCCCTTTGGGTGTCCCGCTGCGCACCAGCACACCGTCTCGGTCTGCCAGCATCGGCTCAATGACCAATGGGACCATGGTTTGCGGATGATCATCGAACTCATCCAAAATCACCTCGTCAGCGTAGCCCCCACGCCAAGAATCTTGGTTGTCCGCGCCGCCGCATTGGAACACCGCGCCGTTGGCCAGCCGGATCGCCATTTCCGATCGACGGATGACAGCGCCGGGGAGGCTATCGGCGGCCCTGGTGAGCTGGTCCCACAAGCCCGTGCGCGCCCACATCACCCCGAACGGCAGGATGTGCACGACGCGGGGCAGGGGCTTGCGACACAGCAGCGCACGACGCAGGCCGCGCCACATCAGCGCGGTTGACTTGCCGGCGCGGCGGTGGACCACCGCCACGATCCGCGGACATGGATCGTTCAGGAGCGGGACTTGCCAGGGCCGGGGCGCAAACGGCAGGGTGACTTTGGCGCGTTCAGCCATAGGAGCGACACAGCATGGATGACATCACCGAACGGCTGGCCGTGATGCTGGCGACAGTCACGGACGAACTAGCGGACGAAATACATGCGCGCTACGCCGGCACACGGCATTATCCGAGCGAAGCGCGCCGATTTGAGCGCGACATGACATCGGTTTATGCAGCGCGCACGTTACTCGCGAACTATCGGGCGCGCGTTCAACCATAGGAGCGACAGAGCAATGAAAAAGCCCCTGCGTGATGTGATCGAGGCGAAGGCGCGCGAGGATGGGCGCTATGCGATTGCATGGGCGATGCTTCAACAGTCGGACGAACTGCGCGCGGCCATACGTGGCATTAGCGCAAGCATCAATCAGCTTGCCGATGCGATACAGCGGATGCGGCCGATGGTGACAGTCGAGACGGCGGCAGTGCCGGCGCCGCCGCATGTGTTCGTGCCGGAAAGCGCGGCGAAATGATGCGACAACCTAACCAAAACCCGCGGACCGATCCGGTGTTCATGGTGCGGTTTCACCCGCACGAACTGGCCCGCATGAAGGTCAACCCTCCCGGCCCGACATCGCCAGTCGGCGGGGTTGGCCGGCTAGAAAACTGGATCATCGCGAACACCGATGAAGGCGGAACCTGCGCGTTCAACTTTGAACAGATGGGCCGGACGATTTACTACGTGCTGAACTACGGCAAGGGCGGCCCCAACCAACGCATCCGCGATGCGTGTATTCCGGCCTTCCGGCGGATCGGGATCGATCTGGCGGCCGGCTGGCGAGCGCCGCTTTAGTGCGCGGTGACTACCTTAGCGTTGCATGTTTCCAACGGACACGCTTTGACCATACCGCTCGGGTTAATGTCACACCCGCGCCGGGACCGAGCGGTTAGACAGGTAGCCGATGATGCTGCGCCGCGCCGCAGCCCCGAGGATAGTCCGTCACCCAGCGTTTGCTATGCGATGTGAATACCCGGCGGCAGCTTGCCGTTGGGCGGCCCAAAGGTGCATTGATGCCTTTGCGCGCGCAGCCGGAACAGCCCGACTAGATCGGCCTCGTTGCGCTCCAACAGCCGGGCATAATACGCCGTGTGGTTGTTGCACAGCTTGAAGCCGGTTGGGTCCCGCGTTTCCAAGCCAACCTGCCAGCGCACCCGCTCGAATAGCAGCTTGATCGAGCAATGCGAGTGGTAGCGTTTCCACTCGCGGGCGTAGCGGGCGAGTAGCGTGTAGACGTGCGGGTTATCGGTATGGAACTGCCAGAACGCACGCTCCAATTTGCTTACCGCTTCCGCCATCCGCCGCCTCGCCGGTCAGTCGTTGGCCAGCTTGCTATCGGGCGCCGCCCACTCGATCAAGTCTGGCTCGGCCTCGATAACCACGCTGGCGATAGTTTCATTTGCAACTGTCGTTGGCGTTGGCGCATCGGCCCAGCGAAAATCAACCTGTAGCGGCACGCCATCCTTGCCAGTGACTTGCAAGGGCAGAACCTTTCCAACGAGGGCCAGGAACGGTCCGGGGTTAGCTTCCGCCTGCCGGGCGAGATAGTGCACGCCGCCCACCTCATGCAACGCGCCGATGATCATTTCCTTAATGTCACGGTTAAACTTGTTCGGCACGCCGGCCACCCTGCCGCCAGTTTTGGGCGTGCCGGGCTTGCGTCCGACCAAAGCCATTCCGTTTCTATTCCCGATCCAGTCTAGAAAATGTTACAGCAACCCCAACCCGGTCCCAAGACCCTTCGCCAGCTCGGCGACACCGGCCGGGATTTCCTCGACCAGATTGACCAGCACCGGCCTATTCCAGCCATCGGCGATCATCAGCAGCGGCTCAAGCGTGCCGCTGTCATAGCCCGGGCAGACGTAGCATTGACTGCCGAGCAGCCGGCTCGCGGTGTCCGATAGCACGCGATCGGCATGGTGCCATCCGGGGTGCGGCCAGTCATCCACCGTCAGCTCGCGTCCCTACTGGCGAGTAGCGCCAGCCCCACGATCGCCTCCCGCATCTGGCCAAAGCACACCAGCCCAACAACGGCGGTATCGTGGCGGACTGACAGCACCACCGCATCGTGCCGGTCGAAGGCGCCACCAGCGAGCCTGCAGGGCATCCCAGGGCGCCAGAGGGCATCGGGGGGTGCCAGGGTAGCGCGAGCCACCTCGCCGGCTTTCAGCGCGTCCACAAGGGCGTCTGGCACCCATTGCGGTTTAGTCCCATCGAAGCCCAACAGTCGAGACACCCCCGGCGAGTAGCGGATGGGCGTCCACGGTTCATCGGGACCGAGGGCGCAAAACAGGTAGCCGGCAAAGAGTGGCGTCAGTCGCTCACGCAGCAGCGAGCGGATGACGCGATCCCGAACCATTACGGCACACATTGGCAGATACGCCACATAGCCGGATCGAAGCAGGTTATTGAGCGCCCAACGTTCGGCTTGCGGATGCGATTGGACGCATATCCAACGGCGTCCGCACAGCTCGGGGCGATTGCCTTCCGGCTGCGACACAAGCCCGATATGCCCCCTAACCTTGGAGTCGTCAAGCCTAACGGCTGTTGGTGTCCTCATTCCGAAACTCCCGCTTGATTCGGAAAGTGTTGCGCTATTGCAGCGTCTCGCCCCAACTGCCGAGGCTATCGCGCACGGCGATACCGATGGTGTCGAGTGCGGCGCAGCACAGCACGGCGCGCATCCGGGGCGAGCGCTCGGTCATCAGCGCCGCGATCATTTCGCTACACAGCTCGGCGATGCGGGCCGCGCCTTCCACCGGCTCGACCTCATCGGGCGGGTGAGACAGGTGCAGGGTCATGGCCCGGTTCGCCGTGAGCCGATCGGCCGCCAGAACAGATACGTGGAGCCCTTGTGCTGTGACATCGCCAGCTCAATCACCTCCGTATCGCCGCTGCATTCCTCGCAGGTGAAGCTGATCGTCAGCCCGTGGCGGCGGGAAGATGGGTTGTTTGTGGCGGCTGCCGGCATCCGGTGGGACGCGACCAGCCCGTTGCGGATCGTGCTGACGGTTTCCACCACCTCATCCTCGGCGCGGTCAAACACCGTGACGGCGCACTGGTGCAGGTATTCGCTGCCACAGCGGGGGCATACCAGCTCGGCCGGAAAGCCGCGACCCGCGGGG